TCGAGGGTATGCCAGTTATAGTAGAGTACGACTGTAACTTCTAGTTGTAACCGACTTACAACTTTTATTTATTTCAATTAAACATATGATACCATTGTACCACATCCTAGTGCACATACCTAGTGCTGTAAACGACACCATCAAGGTGGGAGAGTCAGAGCTTTACCTCGACACTAAGTTCAACGAGTTCCAACACCGAACTATGAAGGCTAAGGTTGTAGGCATTCCCGCCAAGTTCAAGTCCGAGCTAGAGATAGGAGACTACGTATTCCACCACCACCACGTTGCACTCAACGACACCCAAGTCGTTGACCCTAAAGAGAAGATATACCGCGTCAACTATGACCCCTTCGGCGGTCAGGGCAATCAGGCATACCTTATCGAGAAGCCAGACGGTAGCCTTATAGCTGTTGCGGACTGGGTTTTCCTAGAGCCCTTTGATATCGATGCTGACAAAGAGAAAAGCTTCATAGAAATCATTACTATCAAGGAACCAGAAAAGCGCTGGGGCCGTATCGTTTACGGAAGCCAGTGGCTAGAGGAGGAAGGTCTCGCTGTTGGCGACGTGGTGTACTTCGCCAAGGACGCAGACTACGAGATGGACATCAATGGCCGCAAGCTGTGGCGTATGCAAATCCACCACCTGATATGTCAAAAGCTGTAAAATTCACAACAGTTACTGCTGCTCGTAACCTCATCTCTGCGATGGAGGCTGCAATCGGTAATATGACCGAGGAGATACGCAAGCCGGTAGACCCCGATTTAACGGGGTCCGCTCGCAAGGCAGAGCTGCAGGCGATCAAGGATACAGCCCTAGCCTGCAAGGAGCTTATCGTAGAGAGGCAGAAACTAGAGCAGCTTGTAGGGGACATCGAGGAGTCCGGATCCTTTGAAAAGGAGAAGGACTTTAAGGGAGGCTTCGCTGAGAGGATGGCAAGATAATGGCTGGGCTGAAGGTAATAGACAAGCAGGAGGTGATAAACATCTGTCCGAACAATTCGGACGGCCCTATCATTGAGATAGAGTCCCTCAGCATCCAGTTACCAAAGCCGGAGAGTTTTCTCTTTAGCGACTTGCCTAAGGAGCAGCAGATGTGGAAGCGTCAGGACATCCCTAGGGAGCTTGCACAGATAAAATCTATGGACGACTGGTACGAGTCCCCCAGAGAGTTCCAGCAGAAGTGGAGCCCATATATCGAGCAGGAGTTCAAGAGACGCAAGGAAGGCCTGTGGTTTATGAACAACGGTGAGGAGACCTACATCACGGGTCACCACTATATGTTCCTACAGTGGAGCTCCATAGACATCGGATACCCTACGTACCTAGACTTCCAGCGTAAGCTGTTTGTCCACCTCTCGGCCTGCGAATCAGACCCTCGGTGTCTTGGACAGATATACACGAAATGTAGGCGTTCTGGTTATACCAATATGAGTGCAGCGGTGCTTGTGGACGAAGGCAGTCAGGTGAAGGAAAAGCTGTTGGGCATTATGAGCAAGACAGGAACAGACGCCCAGGAGGCGGTGTTCGGTTCTAAGATCATTCCCATATTTAAGGGATACCCGTTCTTCTTTTCTCCCATCATTGACGGAACCACTAACCCGCGTATGGAGCTCGCCTTCCGCGAGCCATCGAAGAGAATCACCAAGAAGAACAAGACTACCTCACGAGGTGAGGCCTTGGACACTATAATCAACTGGAAGAACACCACGAACAACGCATATGATGGAAGCAAGACCCATATGCTATTCCTTGATGAGGCTGGTAAGTGGCTGAATCCAAACGACATAAGAGAAGTGTGGAGAATCCATAGGACCTGTCTTCTTGTTGGACGTAGGGTGATTGGAAAGGCGATGGTGGGGTCCACGGTAAACCCGCTTGACAAGGGCGGTAGGGAGTTTAGGAATCTGTACTACGACTCCGACCCTAACGACCGCAACGAGAACGGAAGGACCAAGAGCGGGCTGTACAAGATATTCATCCCAGCATACGATGCTATGGAGGGATTCTTCAGTCAGTACGGACTTCCTATTGTTGAAGACCCAGAGACTCCAATGCTTACCGAAGACGGAACCATAACCGAAATTGGAGCTAGGACGTTCTTAAAGAACGAGAGAAAGGGTCAGCAGAACAACAGCTACGAGCTCAACGAGATCATACGCCAGTTCCCATTTACTGAGGACGAGGCGTTCCGCGACTCGACCAAGAGTTCTCTGTTTAATATTCAGAAGATATACGAGCAGATACAACACAACGAGGAGCTTTACCCTAACCCTGTGGTAATCGGCAACTTCCAATGGAAAGACGGAAAGATGGACAGCGAGGTGATCTTCGCCCCCGACCCTAATGGGCGGTGGCGTGTGGCTTGGCTAGCACCTACCGATATTCGAAATAAACGGAAGATTGAGAACAATAAAGCTGTTGCCCCCAACGGAGCATTCGGGGTTATGGGTGTTGACTCCTACGACCTTGACACCACCCTTGACTACAGGTCCTCAAAGGGTGCCTGCCACGTGTACAATAAGTTCTCGATGGAGCACCCATCTAATATGTTTGTCGCGGAGTACGCCTCACGGCCTCCGCTTGCCAAGATATTCTACGAGGACATCCTTATGGCTGCGGTATTCTATGGGTACCCTGTGCTTATAGAGAACAACAAGTACGGCATAGCTAGGTACTTTGAGTCAAGGGGATACGATGAGTACCTTATGAACCGCCCTGTGCATCTAGCGTCCACCTCATCGAAGATGAACGTAAAGACAAAGGGGATACCTTCCAACAGCCAAGATGTGATACAAGCTCACGCTCAGGCTATTGAGTCATATATCCACGACCACGTAGGTCTCCACAACGAGACCGGTAAGTTCGGACGTATGTACCTAAACAGGACACTTGAGGACTGGATAAACTTTAAGATAGACGACAGGACAAAGTTTGACTTAACAATTAGCTCAGGGCTGGCGCTGCTTGCCGCCCAGAAGCAGGTCAAAGAAGTCAAAAAAACAAACTTCAACGAGAGGGTATTCTTCCGCAAGGGTAAGGAAATTAGGCGATAAGTTAAGTTCGTACCTTTGTCCATAAACTCCGATAAATGGATCAATACTCTGTAAAAAGTAACTCATACGACTCTACGTTCCCAGACCCTTTTGCCTCACACGATGTAAAGGTGGGAAAGAGGTACGGTCTTCAGTACGCAAAGGCTATATACGGCCAGTGGGGAAGCGCCCAGTACGAGGGGTCTCTGTACAGCAAAAGATTCCGTGAGTTTGAAGTCTCTAGGGACTACGCCAACGGAACCCAAGATACATCCATCTACAAGCAGATACTTACCTCTCTTGACCCGAACAACGGTGATGGGTCCTTGGTAAACCTAGACTGGACACCAGTTCCTATCGTTCCCAAGTTCGTAAAGATTGTAGTCAACAAGATTCTGTCTTCCAAGTTCTACCCCAACATTGAAGCTGTTGATCCTTTGTCGCGCAGTGAGAAGGACTACGAGAAAAATAAGATGAAGATATTCATCGAGAACAAGGACATCCTAAAGGAGGCGAAGGACTCAGGACTTCGCACCGAGGTAGACCCAGACTCTCTTCCCGATACTGCTGAGGAGACCGAAATTTTCCTTGAGACTAACATCAAGACCGCTGCGGAGATTGCTGCCCAGATTGGCATCAATTTAACACTCAGCTGGAATGACTTCGACGAGCGCATTTTTAGGCGCAATGTCGAAGACCTCGTCACCTGTGGTATTGCTGTCACCAAGCGTAGCAACGACCCCAACTACGGAATCGTTGAGGACTATGTAGACCCAGCATTCTTTATCCACAGCTTTACCTCTGACCCAAACTTTACGGATATAACCTACGCAGGCCACGTAAAGCGTATGAGCATCTCAGAGCTTAAACGTACCGCAGGCAACCAGTTTACCGAGGACGAGTACGAGAAGATGGCAAGGACGGTTATGAACCGCTTTGGCAATGACTCTAGCAGGCTTATGGGCTCTGGGTACGACCCCGGTATGGAGCGCTACTACTACGGATACGACGAGTACACCATTGAAGTTCTTGACTTTGAGTTCGTTAGCGTTGACAACATTATCTTCGAGAAGAAGGAGTCTCGCTTTGGAAACGTTGGATTCTACTACAAGGGCCACAAGTACAATGCCCCACAGCAGAGTGTGTATGATAGGGAGGCTGTTTATATGCAGAACCAGACGCTGTATGGTGGCAATTATATTCTAGGGACTGACTACATCTACGACTACGGGTTGAAGAAGAACATTCCTAAAAATGTTCACGACCTCACCCGCACCCGGATGAGCTACAGCATTGTGGCCACCAACATCCGCAAGTCTATCCCTAAGTCTATGGTAAGCGGCATCATCGGCTTTGCCGACCAGCTGCAGATCACCCACCTAAAGCTCCAGCAGTCTATCGCCAAGGCCAAGCCTGATGGACTGATCATCGACATCGAGGGACTTGAGAACGTACAGCTAGGACGTGGCGGAGAGCTTCAGCCTCTGGACCTTCAAGACATCTACGAGCAGACGGGTATCTTCTACTACCGCAGTAAGAACCCCGACGGCAGCTTCCAGAACCCACCAATCCGTCCCCTTGAGAACGGCATTAGGAACATCAACGAACTCATCACCATCTACAACCACGCGCTGCGTATGATTCGTGACGCCACGGGCATCAACGAGGTTATGGATGGAACGAGTCCTAAGGGAGACCAGCTTGTTGGCGTACGCCAGCAGCAACTGGCGGCAGGCAACAATGCTCTTGGAGATATTAGCAATGCAGCGATTGTGCTGTATCGCAGGATCTGTGAGGACGTTGTGAAGTGCCTTCAGATACTTCCTCCTAAGTCTATCCTGTACAAGGCCTACGAGACGGCTATTGGCAGGGAGAATATGGCGGTGTTGTCTAGTTTCTCCAATCTGCCTATGTACAACTTCGGCGTTAGGGTTGTTGCTGATATGAACGAGATTGACCGTATGTACCTCGAGCAAAACATCCAGGCCTCTATTGCCCAGGGAGAGCTTGACATCGAGGATGCCATCGCCATCCGTCAGTTAAGGGACATCGACCAAGCAGAGAGGCTGTTGATTATACGCCGTAAGAAGCGTATGAAGGCTCGTCAGGAGATGGCCCAGCAGAACTCTCAGTTCCAAGCTCAGGCCAACGCACAGGTTGCTCAGGTTACCAGCCAAGCCAAGATGCAGGAGGACCAGCTGAAGGCTCAGTTGGACGCTCAGAAGATTCAGCTAGAGGCTGAGGCTAAGGCTCAGCTGCTGCAGGTAGAGTACGGACTTAAGATGCAGTTGGCTCAGCTGCAAGGAGACTACGGAATCAAAGAGCAGCAGATTGAATCTGGTGTACGCCAGAGTGCCGACCAGGAGGCTGAAGATAGGAAAGACAACCGCATTAAGGAGCAAGCAGTTGCACAAAGCAAACTGATTGCCCAGCGCAAGGGAGACCGTGCGGAGTTAGAGAAGCAGGACCTCGAGGGTCAGGAGGATATTGTGGATATCATATTGAATCAATAACTATCTTTGTAGGGCATTAGCGTTGCTTTTTAACCTTTAAACTTTACACCATTGTGAGCTATTCAAACATTACCAACCCAGTAAACTACCAACTTCAAGCATTTGGTCAGAATGGTTTCCGAAACATTGCATCTGGATTCTCTCCCGTTAGTGGAGAGTTTTATCGTGCAGTAACGGTATTAAGCGATGCTGTTGTTACAGTAACTCCATCTTCTGGAGATAGCCTTAGCGCCATCACTCTTTTAGCTGGTACTACCATCTACGGGCTCTTCAGCGCTGTAAGCGTTAGCTCTGGTCGTGTACTTGCCTACATCGCCTAAGAGATGTTAGGAATCGGTCTTGGAGTCAATTTAGCGAACTTTGCCGCTGGTCTTTACCGCGGCGCAGCCCAGCTGTTTGTAATAAACTACACTCAGTATGTGGTCGCGGATAACGATGGTATTGTCGAGGGAACTTCTTGCCTTACGGCTGATATGTTTGAGCTTGGCATCCGCAATATGGCGGACTATGTGAACTTTATTTTTGAGCGTTGGAGTGATGACGGGGCCACTATTGAGGGTCAAGATTGCTTTAGTGCAGCGGTATACAAACTAAATTCTTAAGAGAGATGTCTTCATTTTACTCAGACGCTTCATTGGTAATGATCCCCTCGGGGTACAAGAACGCAAAGGTCTACTGTGCGGTGCCAACGGACGGGCTAGGAGATTTGACCTTTACCCGTGCCTCAAGCGCCACCCGAGTGGCTTCAAACGGCCTTATTGAGAAGGTGCGGACTAATCTTTGTTTACAATCAAATGGTTTTAATACTGCATCTTGGACAGTGAGTTCGGCAACCGTCACAAGTGGGCAAGCTGGGTATGATGGTACGAACAACGCTTATGAACTTACATCTACAGTAAATGGCGGTAATATTTTTCAAACCAACACGCAAAGCGGGGTACAAACCTATAGCGTATATGCAAAAGGAAGCGTATCTAACGGCATACGACTCTTTGCTCCCGGTACTGTAAATTGTTCTGCATATTTTAATCTAAATCTTGGCACTGTTGGCACAATTACTGGAGGCGCAACTGCTAAAATTGATTCTGTCGGTAACGGTTGGTTCCGTTGTTCAATTTCATTTGACCAAACAAATCTAACTTTGCGTTTTTACCCAACTAACAACGCAAACGCTCAAGCTGCTGGAACGATTTTTATTCAAAACTCCCAACTTGAAACGGGCGACATAGCAACCGACTACATCCCCACCACCACCACCGCAGTAAGCGTTGGCCCCGTAAGCGGTTTACCCCGTTTGGACTACCTTAATAGCACTTGCCCTAAACTTCTCTTGGAACCTCAGCGGACGAACTTGGTTACGTTCTCGGAGCAGTTTAACAATGCCGCTTGGACAACGCAGGAAGTAAATGTCACGGCTAACGCAGCGATAGCACCCGATGGCACGCAGTCAGCGGATAATATCGTGCCAACTGCAATAAGTGGCACACACCAAATTTTTAGCAGCGCTTTAGTTTCCTCATCGCAATGCGCAATGAGTGTTTTTGCAAAAGCAAACGGGTACACCACGTTTCATATGCTTGATAGGGCAAGCGGTTCAAATGGCGCTGTATTTAATTTAGCAAACGGGACCGTTACAAACGCAGGAAGTGGAACGGGTACAATTACCGCAATGGGGAACGGATGGTACCGATGCACTGCCGTTGCAACCACTACGGGCGTTCGTTTTTACGTTCCAACCTCAGCAAGTAATTTTACTGGCGATGGTACAAGTGGTGTTCTTTTATGGGGCGCACAAGTTGAAGCGGGAGCCTACGCCAGCTCGTACATCCCCACGCTTGCAGCATCAGTTACAAGGGTTGCGGAGCTTGCTCAAAAGCCTTCAGCTTCTGCCTTGATTGGAACTACAAGCGGAACGGCTTATATGTCGTTTGTAATGGATTCGGACACCTCTGCTGATGTAACTACTTTATTGGGGTTGCATTTTTCAACCTCTATATCAAATAGAATACAATTATACTCAAGATTTGGCGTTGTAAGTCTATTGGTTGTTGCGGGCGGCACCATTATATCAAATGTTACTCTGTATGATGCTGCTCCAAATCAGCTTGTAAATGTTGCGTTTACTTACGGCCCCGCTGGCGTTCGTGCTTACGTCAATGGAACACAAGTTTACAATACTGCTACGGCAATATCGTTTACCGAAACCTTGAATCTTTACACTATTTGCAACCGAAGCGGAATTGATGATCTTGGCAAAGGCCAACGAATTGCCCAAAGTTTATTGTTTAAAGACCGAGTTTTAACCAATGCCCAACTGGCAGAATTAACCACCTTATGAAATTCTTAAAATACGAATTCACGCCTACCCAATGTTTCACTTCGTTCAACACCGAAGCTACGCTTCTTATGGGGCTACGGCAAAAATAATTAACAAGCTATGAGTACCTACGATGATGCCTCTTTAGTTCTTGTCCCTTCGGGGTACAAGAATGGTATTGTATTTAGCCAGAAGCCAATGGATGCTAATGGCCAGCTGACCTTTACAAGGGCCTCAAGTGCTACCCGTGTGCAGAGTGACGGGCTAATTGAAAAGGTGCGGACTAATTTGTTGCTTCAATCAGTTTGGCCAAACATTGGAACGGGCGTTGCGCCTACCTCGTGGGCAGCAAGTACTACTAACTTTTCCGCAGGGCCGTTGGCTGGTCAACTTTTATGCAATACAAGTGCAAGTCGTGGGTTTATTACTCAATCCGTTTCATTAACTGCTGGGCAATATGCCTTAAGTGTGTTTGTGGACTCCGTTACTACTAGCGGCCAAATCAATCAAATGATTTCAATTTTTGGCGCAACTAGTTTAAAATACTACGAAGATGGAATAGAAGTAAGTGGAACCGCAAGCATAGTTGCTGGCAAGCGATATGCGGTAGTTGGAACTGTTACTACGGGTTCTTTTAGTATGCGGATTGGCAGTGGAGTAGATGCCAATGCTACGAATAACTTTGTTATTTCACGCCCTCAATTAGAGGTTTCAGACTTCGGAGCAACAGACTACATCCCCACCACCACCACCGCAGTAAGCGTTGGCCCAGTGAGCGGTTTACCCCGTTTGGATTATTTGGGGTCTACTTGCCCTCGCTTGTTGCTGGAGCCGCAGCGGACGAACTTTCTGCTCAACAATTTGAGTATAATTGGCAATACAACCAGCGGACAAGCTACGCCTATAGTTAGCCCCGATGGTTACGAAAATGGCCGTTTGCCAATTCCAAGCTCAACGGCAAGCCGCTTCGAGTTTATTTTCGCTGGCGGAACATTTGCCAGTGGTACAGTACTTACCTATTCTTGGTTTGTTAAAACAGTAAGC